GCTTTTATACGCTTACGAAGAAGCCTTAGATTTAAGCTTATACCTAAAAAAAATTATGTTAATCAATGCGCCTCAAAAAGATATTTAGCTTCGGTAATGTTTTAGATCACGAAACTTACGAGCAGTTAAAACAATTAGATTACACGAACCCAAACTTTAAAGGTTGCGGTGACGAGTTCCAATTTAATCGTGAGTGGTGGGTTATGTTAGACGAAGGCGAGATAGTATCATATTGCGGTTCTATTTATAGCAAAGGCATCTGTATTTTTAATCGTGCTTGGGTTAAGAAATCACATCGAGGGCAAGGCATACAAAAGCGAATGATTAAGGCAAGAACTAAAGCAGCTTCTACTTTTTGCCATATAGCTATCACTTACACAACCTTAGACAACTTTCCAAGCGCAAATAATCTTATTGCTTGTGGCTTCAGGCTTTACCTTCCAGAGTATTCATACGGGGGTTCTGACAAACTTTACTTTCAAAAGCTACTATAAAGTTTCACTTTAGTACAACAAAAGGTAGTAATACTACTACTTTTAGCTGCATTTTACTACTGACTTTGTCAAACTTTGTTACATAATTCGTAAACTTTTTCCCTTTACTTTATGTAAAGTTGTACGTATATGCGTACAATCTTACGTACAAACGCAACAATGTTGCAAAAATAATTTATATAGTTTTGCACTTTGTATTGTGTAAAGTGTTATCTTTGTTGAAACAAAACACAAAATGACACATTTAACCACCTACCAGAAGTTCCAATTCGAGAGATTTGGCACTATCTTACTGCAAGGGGATAGCAGTACACAAAACCCGTATGATCCAAAATTACTGCCTAAAAACTACGATTACGAAGATGACGATTACACCTTCACTCGCTGGATAGAAAACCAAGCAGAACTTGAACTTTTAAAAACTGAATTATATGAAGATTGAATTTATTAAAGAAACTGACCTAAGAGGTAACGTTTATTACTACACAAGTGTAGACGGAGAATTTGAGAACAATAGTTTGTCAATGGACTACTCACAAGCCTATGAGTTTTTTATAGGTATGAAAAAAAGAAAAGAACCTATTGTTGAAGTATTAGAACACTATATTATTGAAGAACCAAAACAAGAAACAAATGAGCCTAATTAAAATCCAACAGGAGCTAAAAGCACCTAAAAACCAATTCAACGCTTTTGCTAAATACAAGTACAGAAGTGCAGAAGATATAATCGAAGCAGCAAAACCTATCTGTCATAAATACGGATACGCTTTAATGTTAAGTGACGAAGTAATAGAAGTAGGCGGTAGGGTGTATGTAAAGGCTACCGCTTGTCTAAGTAACGGAGAAGATAACATTACTTGTACCGGGATTGCTCGTGAAGAAGAAAACAAAAAAGGAATGGATGCAGCGCAGCTAACCGGAGCGTGTAGCTCGTATGCTCGAAAATATGCACTTAATGGGCTTTTCGCAATAGATGATACTAAAGATGCAGACGCTACTAATGAGCATAAAGACGAAGTAAGCGAAGGTCAAAAATCATTCTTAATAGAAGCACTTGACAAGACAAAGTTTACGCAGGAACAAAAGTATAAGGCTATTGAAAAAATCAATAACATCAAGACCTTAGACGAGTTTAACAAGATTAAAGAACTGATAAAGAAAAGCTAATGAGAGATTTAAGACCATTTGAAAGGCAAATGCTATTAGCAGAAGTTTACCATTATGCTTGGTACGATAATGATGCCTATGAAGATTTATTAAACTTTGTAAGGAAGTACGAACAAAAATTAGACAAACCCGTTTTTTTTATCCCAATCAATAACAATGACACAGAAACAACAAATCTTGAACCACTTGCTTACGGGCAAGACCTTGACACCAATTCAGGCTTTAACGAAGTACAATAGCCTGAGATTAGCAGCCGTAGTGTTTGAATTAAAACGCAAAGGCTACAAAGTACAGACGGAATTAATTAACGTAGGTACGAAAAAACAAAGTAAATTAGTAGCTCAATATTCAATTAAAAAGTAATGGCAAAATACAGAAAAAAACCAGTAATAATTGAAGCCTTTAGATATTATATTGATTTCATACCAGATTGGTTTATGGATAAAGTAACATCAAATCAAATTATAATGCACCCTACTCACTGCGAAATTAACACATTAGAAGGGCTTATGAGAGGGGAAAAAGGAGATTATATTATTAAAGGAGTTCAAGGCGAGATTTATCCTTGTAAGCCTGATATTTTTGAAATGACATACGAACAAGTAAACAATTAAAATAAAATAAAATGACAGAGAAAAAATGGAGTACTGGCGGTTGGAAAAACACAACTGCAAAAGGAGAAGTAATTAATTTTACAATTAACGATGTTAAGTATTCGATGTGGGTTAATGCTTACAAGACAGAGGACAAGCAACCAGATTACAAGATTTATGTAAATGATTTTAACCCTGAAAACAAAACCAATTCTAAACCTAAAGAAGATACGGAAGGACTGCCGTTTTAAATTATGCTGACTAAAAATAGAGATGTTTCAATAAGACAACTGAAGGAGTTATATTATGCTCAACGTAACACCCACGTTAAATTGCACGAAATGATGCAGCAATTAGGGTTGTTAGGCATAGAAGACAACGAGCCTTTAGGTGCGGATATAGGTGCGAGAAGCATCGTAAAATTAGTAGAAGAAGCATTTGAGTGCGATATATCAAGAAGGGATAGATCATTACGAACTACCTTTGGTCGCAAGGCTGCTGCCTATTTACTTAAAAGGTACACTAAATTGAACCTTAAAGAGATAAGTGCATACACCGGCACTAAAGACCATACTACCGCAATTCATAACATTAAACAAGCAAATAACCTAATAGACACGGAAGATTGGTTTAAAGACAAAATGAAAAGAATTTGTCAAAAAATTGAAATTACGGAAAATTAGTTTATATTTGCAGAAAGACACATTAACGGAAGTCCAGACGATAATGTGTTTAGTGGTTAAATAATAGCCCCTGATAGCTGGACTCTATTGGGGGCTTCTTTTTTTACACTATGGCAAAAAGATTTACAGACACGGAGAAATGGAAAAAGCCTTTCATTCGTAATCTATCAGCACCTTATAAACTTTTATGGCTTTATATTTGTGACGACTGCGACTATTCTGGTATTTGGCAGGTAGATATAGATGTAGCTAAAATACGCATAGGAGAAGATATAAACGAGCAAGATGCCTTAAAATTTTTTGACGATAAAATCATAAAAATTGATAATGGCAATAAGTGGTTTATACCTTCGTTTATAGATTTTCAATATCCAAGCGGACTTAATCCAGATAATAAAGCACACGGGGGAATTATTAAAATGTTATTAACGTACAAATTAATAGACGACCAACTTAAGCCCCTTGGTAGCCCCTTGCAAGGGGACAAGGATATGGTTAAGGATAAGGTAATGGATAAGGATAAGGTTAAAGAAGAAATCGAACTTCCTTTTTTTTCAAATGAATTTATAGAAATTTGGGAAGCTTGGAAAGATTATAAGAAAAAAGAGTTTAAGTTTACATACAAAACAAGTCAAAGTGAACTTGCTGCTCTTAATGGATTAGTAACTTTATCGAATAATAACGAAGATATTGCTATAAAAATTATTAACCAGTCCTTAGCAAATGGTTGGAAAGGACTATTTAACCTTAAAGAAGATGCAAAAAGAACTTCAAATAATACAAGAAAACTTACAAAAGGGGAACAGTTTAACCTTGACGGCTACAACCTCGTACACTCTACTTCCTATGGAGCAGCAGATTATGACCGCCTTCTCGGGTGAAAGGATAAGAAGTATTAACCAGACAATGCTTAACCAAAACTTGATTTATATAATGCAGCTTGTAGGTTTAAACGTAATGCCTGACAAAATTAAGATGTCTGTTTTAGAAGATTGGATTAGAACCGAATACGGGAACTTTACAATAAACGAAATTAAAGTAGCGTTTAAGCAAATGGTAGCTAATGACTTTATAGATCATTATCAAAACTTTAGCCCTGCATATTTTAGTCAGGTAATGGAACGTTACAAGAAAAAAGCAAACGAAATACGCAAGATGATGCCACAAGAACGAGTAGAAGCAATACCGCACTTAACTGATTTAGAGATAATCGATTACAGTTACCAAGAATACAAATTGTTGGAAAACAGAACATTTGATAGGGTATTTAATCCATTGAGCGTATTTACAAAGCTTAACGCTACCGGTATAAAGAAATGGACAAAAGAAGATGGAGCGGAAGCTAAAAAGAAATTAATGGAGATTATAACATACAAGGCTAATAGAATGGACATAATTAGTGCAAAGCAGTACCGAGACGAATGGACTGAGCAGTGGTTAAAGAACCAAGCAAGGGCAGTAGCGGTAGCTCTATTTTTTGATTTGGAAATTGCAAATAATAAAATTACTTTTAAATGAGACACGGAAGTTTATTTAGCGGAATAGGTGGCTTTGATTTAGCTGCTGAATGGTGCGGTTGGGAAAACGTATTTCATTGTGAGTGGAACACATTTGGTCAAAAAGTTTTAAAACATCACTTCCCAAAATCAATAAGTTACAATGACATTACTAAAACAGACTTCTCTATTCACAGAGGAGACATCGACATTATCTCAGGGGGCTTCCCTTGTCAACCCTACTCAAGCGCAGGAAAGCGACTTGGCAAAGAAGATGAGAGACACCTCTGGCCGGAAATGCTTAGAGCAATTAGGGAAATTCAGCCGAGTTGGGTTGTGGGCGAGAACGTTCGCGGACTTACTAATTGGAACGGGGGATTGGTATTCGACGAGGTGCAATCTGACCTGGAAGCTGAAGGCTACGAAGTCCTCCCGTTTTTACTTCCAGCTGCAGCCGTTAACGCACCACACAGACGCGACAGAATATGGTTCGTGGCCTATATTAATACCAACACCAACAACAATGGATTGCACAAATGCAACGGCAGAAATGAAGTCAACGCAAGTAAAACCAGGATCAATGCGTTCGGTAACCTTAAGCAGAGCATTATCAATGGGAATACTACCGACTCCAATGGCATCGGATTGTGGGGAGAAAGTAACAGGATTGGAAACACAAATGAGTTTAGTAAAATTAGCGAGAAACAAAATGCTACCAACTCCAAACAGTTTCGATTGGAACACGGCAAGGAGCGAGGAAACTTTACAGAAAGCAAAAGAGAGACACAAGGAGAAAGGGGTTATATTACAAAGCAGTTTGAGACAAATGGCTGGACAGGGTTTCCAACTGTCTCCCCTATTTGTGGAGGAGATGATGGGCTTCCCAAAGAATTGGACAACATTACCTTTTCAAAATGGAGAAAAGAAAGTTTAAAAGCATACGGGAATGCTATCGTTCCTCAGGTTGCTTATCAAATTTTTAAAAGTATTTCATTATATCAAGAACTTTAGTTTAGTTTTGTATTATGACGGCAAACGAATTAACCAAAGAAGCTATAAAGACCCTAAATAAAAACGGGGCTTTTGTATGGCGAAATAATAACCTTGCCGTAAGAGGTCGAACGTTTATAGGACTTAAAGGAGTTCCAGACGTGGTAGGATTTACTAATCAAGGAGTAGCCGTTTACTGCGAAACAAAAGCAATAGGCGACAAACTAAGCACTTACCAAATAGCATTTTTAAATTTAGCAAAGGCATCAAAATGTTTATGCTACATAGCAACTGAGGACAATGGCAAACTTTTATTAACCGAATATGAACCGCAATAGCATAATAATTCAGTTGTGGGATAGCACCGAGTTAAAAGATGCTATTAGTAAAATGCAGCCAGAGGAGTTGCAAGATGATTTACGCAGCGAACTATTTAAAGTGCTATGTGAAATGGAAGAAGAAAAGCTAATAGATATGCACAAGCGCAACGTATTAAAGTTCTATTTAGTTAGAACAATGATTAATATGATGCAAAGTAATACAAGCCAATTTTATAGAACTTACAGGAAGCCTTTAAACGCAGAGGTAGAGTTACACGATAGAGATGAAGAATTACTTAACCGAGTAGAAACGGAACTCAGCAAACTGCATTGGTTTAGTAGCGACCTACTTAGGCTATATGCTATTAACCATAACTGCAACGCAAAGGAACTTAGCAGGGTAACCGGCATACCTTATATGACAATCCACAGGGTATTGAAATTAACCAAGCGTGAACTTAAAAAACAATTAAGAAAATGATAATTATAGCAGCGATATGCTTTGCAATATTCTTTGTAGAGATACACCAATTTTATAGGAAGTGGAAATTAGATTTTAAGCCTTTTAGTTGCACAAGTTGTTTAAGTGCTTGGACAGGTTTAGTTTTATATTTACTACCTGCAATATGTACAGACGTTATTGCGTTTGTATTTATACCGGGAGTTGCAGCACCTTTACTTTCAAAAATAATGTGGAACTTATGGAAATAGAACATCGTCAATATTTAGACCTGCATAGACCTAACTACGAAATGGTGCAGAATGGGTATGTTAGAAACATAGATTTAGACATACTAAAAATGTACGAGCATATTTACCGCAAGTATATGAACCCAGATTTTATATTAACTGTATGGTGTAGCCATTGTATTTTTGATATGATTAAAAGGCTTTACGAATGGTATGATTTACAACCTAAACCAAAGAAAGATAATTTAAAACAAATGAATGGAATTGAAAGTGAAGCATCATTTGTAAAAACAAGAAAGTGCAAATGAGAATACTTTGCATAACTTCAGCCAACTCAGGTGTAGGACTGCATCGAATTATGATGCCAATAGTACACTTAGAAAAAGAGTACGCTTTAATTACAGATATACTTAACGACGAAATACTTGAGCAAGGTTGGGATATTGTGTTAATGAATAGAATGTTAAACGAAATATCCGCAACACAAATGGACACCTGGCGCACTAAGTATGGCTTTAAGTTAGTAGTAGATAACGATGATTATTGGGAACTTGACCCAAGCCATTTATTGTACTTACGTTATCAGTACTACAATATACCTCAGCAGATTATAAGCTATATGCAGATAGCCGACCTTTGCACTTGTACACACGAAAGATTAGCAGCCGAGATAAGTAAGTATAATAAAAACGTTCACATATTACCAAACGCACTACCTTACGGGCAAGAGCAGTTTATGGATAACAAGACAGAAGATGATAAGGTAAGATTGTTCTGGAGTGGTAGCGGAACGCACGAAAAGGATATAGAGTTACTAAAGCAACCATTTAAAAGGCTGCAAGGAATGAATATAAGAACTGTAATAGCCGGATACAATGACGGGGAGAAACCTATTTGGGACAAGATGATTGCAGCGTTTACTTGTGGGCTAAAGCTAAACCCTACGATTTATAACTACGCAAGGGTTACGGAATATATGGGTGCATACACAGATAGCGATATTTCAGTTATCCCTTTAGTAGATAGCAAGTTTAACGCTATGAAGTCAAACTTAAAGGTATTAGAGACGGCAGCTAAAAAGAACCCTGCAATAGTTAGCTTTGTTAACCCTTACTTTGATCTACCCGTTCACTATGTTAAAAGCCAAAAGGATTGGTATAAACATATAAGAGATTTAGTAAATGACGAGGCTATGCGAAAGGAAAGCGGACAGAAGCTTTTTGAGTTTTGCCAAAAGAATTATAACTTCGAGGGTATAAATTTAGACAGAAAGTATATTTATAATAAACTAATAGATGCCAATATATAAATGTAGTTCAGGAAAATGGCGTATTGGAAACGGTGACTGTGTATATGATACACAAGAGAAAGCTACTAAAGTCTGGCAGGCTATATTAGCAAGTGGGTCTTATGCAGCCGAGAAGGTAAGCTATGACTACGACGGAGTTTTAAGTACAGACAAAGGAAAAGCACAGGCTGAAAGTGATGTTAAAGCAGGTAAAGTAGTTTATATCATATCTGCAAGACAAAGCGTAGACGGAATGTTATCTACGGCATTAAGATTAGGAATACCTAAAGGAAGGGTTTATGCAACCGGTAGCAATAAAGCTAAAGTTGATAAGGTAAAGAGTTTAGGGATAAAAGTACATAAAGATAATAACCCAGATGTGATTAAGGAACTTAATGGCATTGGTAAAATATTTCATAGTTAAATTTTTAATTATTAATCAACGGAAAATTTAATGGGGAAGCTATGAAAAAACACACACAAATTTATTTGCAGGGAATGGGGTATAAAACAACGGACTTCATTCCTTGCGAAGTGTGTGGGTGTCAAGCGGTAGATGTACACCATATTGAAGCGAGGGGAATGGGTGGCTCTGATGAGAAAGATGTAATTGAGAACCTTATGGGCTTATGTAGGAAGTGCCATATAGACTTTGGAGACAAGAAACAATATAAAGAGTTTTTAAAAGACATACACGCAAAGAATTATGGCAAAGGTTAAAGAAAATAGCAGTAAGGTAAACTTTGGAAAGCGCAAAAGAGGCTCAGCAAAGAAGTCATTTAACAAGCATAACCCAAAGCCAAAACAATATAGAGGTCAAGGCAGATGAGAAAACTAACGGCTATATGGTATATTATAACACACAAAGCTTACTTTGTAGCAGTATGCAAAACAGGCTTTAATGGTGACGAAATGACTACAATAGGTAATTATACGTACTCAATGGCAGATACTTTAATC